TTCTCCTGACGGTCGATGCCCGGGTACGAAAACGGACGGTTTTTTGAGTTGACTTTTTTTAAAATTTGAGACGGGGGGGGGTGGTTAAATTGAAAGTTTAAATATTTGATATTTAATGCAGTAATATCGCATCAGGCGATATCCAATCCAGTGGGATAAAAAATAAATTAAATACTGTTCTATTCTATTTTGTCCCCTATCGTAGTATTTGATCTCGTTCACATTCAACCAATTGGGAGATTGGAAAATGCAAACTAAAATGAAAAAGGTTTATAGAATCAAAGTCTGGGGTGAGTCAGAAAGCGATTTGCGTCCGGCTCAGCCGGAGAGTATCGAACCCTTATTGAGATCTCAGGATGAGAAAAATTCCTCGGGGTTAAAATTTAAAATAGTTTCCAAGCAGGTCGAAATGTTTTTGAATGCCGGGGAAGTCGAAAAGGCTACTGAGGCTCTGGGGGCTTATATCGGGATGACATCAAAAGGTTATCAGGCTCCGGTCAATAGGTTCGCGCGGGATCACCAGAACGGCAGATGCCCTTATATGGGGGCTAACGCTTTTTTTGGTGCTTTCAGGGATGCGGCGGACTATTTGTATCCCCAATTTTTTTATCAAAAGGGAAAAAAGGGGATGACGACGAATCCGAGCAAAAAACATCTCAGGAAATGCGTTCAAATCAAACCGATTCATATTTTTCTATATGATCAAAATGGGGAAAGAATCGAGCGGCCGGATGACCCAGAGGGGCAACAGCCCATTGGGGATGTAAAGGGGTTTGCTTATTATGAATTAATTAAACACCCGTATTCATTTAGTTATCAGGTATACATCAACCCATTGACGAAATTATTCCGGGAATATTTACAGGATCCTGATCGTGTGGTCGAAACAATAAAACAATCGGCGTGGCATGGGATCGGGGGATCAAGGGGGCTGCTTTATGGCTTGTGGAAACCTACAAAAATTGAGGTTGATGCATAAAATACGGCGTGATCTGATCATGCTTGGGAAAGGGGGTGATAAAATGAAACAGGCCAGAAAAATCATGGTTTCGGCAATGGAGAAATTGAGCGAGGGAAAGATGCCGCAAAAAGTCGCCGACATCATTCATAAAAACGGGCATTCGATAGCCCAAAATGAGTTCGCCGAGACAAAGGCGGTTGAGGTAATGGGGCAGGGTGAGCAAGTGGAATCCCTGAACAGATCGCTTGAAAATTTGAAAGAAACGACCTGATTATATCAGGATAAATAGAGTCCTATAGTGTTTTATTTAATAACGTGCCGTTCAGTATTGTTCAATTCAAATGATGGGGGTAAAAATGAAAAAGGGAGATGAATTAAGGGATCATGGAATTCAACTTTCGCTATTCAATGCTGAGAGGAATTGCCCGGATTGGCATGGGATGGCGATGCGGGTTCTGGGAAATTATATCAGGAAATTTCCCGGAAAAAAATTTCAGGCCGAGGATCTCAGGGCGTGGGCTTATGCCCAGGGCCTACCTGAACCCCCAAGTCACCGAGCATGGGGATCGGTGATAGTCTCAGCGAAACGGAAAGGCATAATTCAATTTGTCGGCTATGAGAATGTGGACAACCCCAGGGCGCATTCAACGCCGGCATCAGTCTGGAAAGGGGGGAATAATGAATTGTAAATCATGCGGGGCGGTGATTTTTTTTGTGACCATGAAAACCGGGGGCGCCATGCCCCTGGATGTCAAGCCGAAAAAATTTATACAGATCGATGACCGGGGGGTCGGCAAAGTGGTCGAGGGATATGTCAGCCATTTTGCGACCTGCCCGGATGCTGATCGGCATCGGAAAGGGGGGAGTGAAAATAAAAACAATAGAAGAATATAACGAAGCGTGGAACTATTTGGGTTGGTTAGCCATAAAACCGGAGCATGGCGGTTCCCAAAAATTTAATCGTAAAAAATTTGACGAAGTTAAAAAAGCTATAGAAGACTTTGAAGCAACTAATCAGCAGATAGAGCATAAAGCGATGAAAAAACGTAAATGCCCAAAATGTAAAAAAACCGTTTTCGCCTATATTGAAGTATGGAAAAACCACACAATGTCATTTGATTGCGATAGGAATGGATATTGGGATGGTGAAGATGGTTTTTCTGCGGCTGGCGAACCAGATCATGTAAATGGATACTGCTTATGTGGGCATATATGGAGAATAAAAGGTGTAAGGCAAATAACCGAGTTAAAACCGCCTGATCAGCATAAGGAGGCAACAAATGAAGGATATAGAATTTCAAAATAAAGTCAATGATATAAAAGGCTTTTCAAATTTTTGGGTGGCAGCACAAAAAGAAAATGACCGTGATAATATGTACTGTGAACTGCTCGTTAGTATTCGTGATTCTATATTGTTGCTTGCAGAAGTCGTTCGGGGTAGGCCAACAAACACCAAAGGGTGTACTATATCGGATGTTCTATACGATTCTAAGCCAGATTCATATCTGGCCCAGGATTCCAAAAATAGGTTTAAGACCATGTTTTTTAAAAAGGGCCAATATGATCAAGGGGCAATAGCGATTCCGCATATAACGATGGTCGGCGTTATTAAAAAAATGGAAAGAAGTGCGGCTCAAATGTACGGAAAAGAGGGATACTATTTTAATATTTTCAGCGTGGAAAAGGCATATTTAAAATTGGAATATAAAAACAAGGATATTGCCCAGAGGGATCGGGCGGAGCTTCTGGGGATGATCGAGGCATATCACACAAGGGGGTTTTATGATTAAAAAACTGATTTTTTTATCAATTATTTTATTTGGGATCGCCGGGATCGCCCGCGCCGCTGATTTATGGTGGTCGATTTATGATTTCAGGTGGGATGATATTGGAAATGGGCCATATATCGTCCATGTTCGGCAGACCCGGGCGAATGGGCAGGTGGTCGTTTATCAGGTTAATGCGGGGCCGAATAACCACCAAAAAATCGATGTTGAGCCGAAAGCTGAGATCGAGGTCGAGATCTGGTCTGATGGCATAAAACTGTTTGAATACCCGACCCATACTATCAGGTGATAAAGGGGAATAAAATGATCAAAATTAATTGTGCTCATGATGCGGTGGTCGATGTTAAGGATCTGGTACCGCATCCAAAAAACCCGAATATGCATCCGGATTCCCAAATCGATGCTTTTGCGCTGCTACTCGAGGAACATGGCTGGCGGTTGCCGATCTGCGTGTCGAATTTGTCGGGGTTCATAGTTCGGGGGCATCTGCGGTATTATACGGCTTTGAAACTGGGGGAAATGTCGGTTCCGGTTGATTTTCAGGATTATGATAACGAGATACTTGAATTGGCCGATTTAACGGCTGACAATCGGATCCCTGAGATGGCTGAGACGAATGAGGAGATTTTACACGAGCTGTTGGCCCAGGTCAGGGGGATTCCTGATGTTGATATTAAAATAACGGGATATACAGACGATGATCTGGAAAAATTAACGAAAAAGCTGACCAAACAGGAAAAAGAAAAGCCGGAGGTGGAATTTTCCGAGGAATTGGCTGAATCATCCAATTATATCGTCTTATATTTCGATAATGACATCGACTGGTTGCAGGCGCTTTCATTATTTCAACTGAAAACGGTAAAGGCCCTGGATTCGAAAGAGGGATTCCAGAAACAGGGGATCGGGCGGGTTATAAATGGGGCCGAGGCCTTGAATAAATTAATCGGGCAATGATGGATTTTAAAATTTATATTCCCTCATATAAAAGGGCGGGGGGCGTTTCGACCGTCAAATACATCACGGAATCCCTGATCGTCATTCCGGAAAGCCAGTATCGGGAATACCGAAAGCACTATGCCAAAAATAAATTGATCGTGATCGATGATTCAGGGGATGGAACGGTCAGCAGAAAAAGAAACTCAATTCTGGATTTGTGCGATCAGGATCGGCTTGTCATGATGGACGATGACTTAAAAAAAATATTTTGGATCGACTCGCGGGAAAGCATCGCGGAAAATGAATTTTATGATTTGCTGGCTGAGGGATTTGATATTTGTGGAAAATATGGGGCGGGGCTTTTTGGGTTTAATTGGGATGCCCAGCCAATTCATTTGGACGGGAAACCGATAACGTTCAACAAGATTTTTTTTAACACTTTCGGGATCGTGAAAAGCGAAATTCGGTTCGATGAAAATCTGCTTAGGGCTGACGATGTGGATTTCTGGGCCCAGCATACGATTAGGGATCGGAAAACGGTCAGGTTTAATTTTATAAAAACCGAATATGAGATAAAAGGGAAAAATCAGAAAGGTGGGATCGATTTCAAGGTCGAAACGAAAAAAGAAAATTTATATCTCCAGAAAAAGTATCCCCCAGGAATGATTAGGCTTGATGAAAATTATCAGATGAGAATTACCAGGAGCCCATATAAGGATCTGCTATGAAAATTTTAATCTGCACGCCCAGTTATAAAAAGCCGGATCTGGTATCGGTCACGGATTACATACCCCAGACCCGGCTTTTCGTTTGCGAGTCGGAGATCGATCAGTACCGGGAGAAAAATCCGGGGGCCGAGTTCGAGGTCTGCAAAAAAGGGATTCAGGGAAACATCGCCCGGATCAGGAACCATATTTTAGAAACCGGATTCGGCGAGGGGTTCGATGCGGTGTGCATGGTGGATGACGATGTTCAGTATATCGGATATCACGAAAATAAGGTCAGGATGAGGCTCGACAGGGAGCTGTTTTTGCCATGGCTGTTAAAAAATACTATAATGGCAAAAGAATGGGGCTGTTATCTCTGGGGGGTCAACCTGAATCAGGACAAGCAATCTTACAGGGAATATACCCCCTTTTCGCTCACATCAATTATTCTCGCCCCGTTTTGCGTTCACCTGAAAAACCCGCTCAGGTATGATGAAAGATTCACTTTAAAGGACGATTACGATTTTTCACTACAGCATTTGAATAAGTACCGGAGAAACCTCAGGCTGAACAAATATTTCTATGTTTCGAACATGGCCGGGTCGGGGTCAGGTCAGCCAGGGGGGACATCGACTTACCGGAATCTGATCAGGGAGCAGGAACAGATCATGCTTTTGCAGTCGAAATGGGGGAGCCGGATCGTGCGTCTGGATTCGGGGAAGTCGCGGAGCCACTCGACCACAAAAAAACAGTCGTTTGATATCAACCCGCTAATAAAGGTACCGATCAGGGGGGTTTAAGATGGAAAATTTTATTTACGAGGGGAAATTGAAATATTTTTACGAGCGTTGCTTATTTGATCGTAGGCCCATCACGGCTGATGTTTTTTTGACCAATTTTTGTAACCTGGATTGCGATTACTGCCGATATGAGAAAACGAACGAATACATGGACTATGAGCTTTTTCGGCAGGTGGTGAAACGGCTTCTGGAATTGGGGGTCAGGGGGATCGTTTTGACTGGCGGTGGGGAGCCCATGGTCAACCCGGACATCAGGGGGATTATTCATTGGCTCGACATCGAGGGAATTCCCTATGGGATAAATACTAATGGCGTGAAATTGCCGGATAATATGATCGGGGCTCATGGGCGGTGGATCAAGTTCAGCGTGGATTATGTCGACCCAAAAAAATATGAGGAGAAAAAGGGCCTCAATAAATTTTATCAGGTGATCGAGAACATAAAAAAAATCAGGGAACAAAATTCAATGATCAAGATCGGCATTCAGGCGGTGATAGAATCACCGGATCAGATAGATGACTTTGTCAATTATTTTTATGCAAAAAAGTATTTCGACTATTTGTCGATCAGGCCGATCGAGTCGAGGTTCAATGTCTACGATAAATTTTATTACCGGATGGCGGAACGACTAGCTGTCGCTGAGGCATCCCGACTAGTCAATGTCAGTTACAAGTGGAAGTATATTTACCCATTCAAACCATATAAAAAATGCCATGGGTGGTGGTCGATTTTGAATATCTCACATGACGGTCAGGTGAATTATTGCTGTAACAAGCCCCAGGAAAAAGTGGGATCAATATTCGAGGCGAACATCATGCATAAACTCGAAAGGTTTTCGACCCGGATGGATCGGTGCGAGATTCCCTGCCGGAAATCCGGGATCAATGACTATTTACGGGATCTAAAACCGGTTCCCCACGTGGAATTTTGCTGATTTCGAGGCTGTCAGCAAACTGAAATGCCGAAGTCCTATGAACGAATCGGTCAGGGTGAATATGGTGGCGGGAAAAACTCAACCGGCAGTGATATTTCTCAAATGCCAAAGTCCTATAACGAAACTGGATTTTTACTGCAATCGGGTGCAAATCCAAATAATTCGGGCTAATCGGTGCTAATCACAAATGGACATCCTAAAACCCCGGCAATGGACGTTTTTGGATTTTAAACCCTTACTCCCCTAAGGTGCAATGGCAGATAGCGAAAATAACGGAATTTCGGATTCGATTGGCAAGATTACCAGCGCGGGGCAGTTGGCCCGGCTGAAGCTGTACCAGGAATATATCACCCGGATTTCGAATAACGAAAAATTAAAACTTGCGGAGAAAAAGCATTTTGATGAACTCGACCGGGAGTTCATGGAGATATTGGGCCAGGGCAAGGAAAGGGAAAAACAAGAATTAAGCCTGGACGAAGTCGCCGAAAAATTAGGTCTGAGCACTCAGTCGATTAAATGGCATACGACCAGGGGGAACTTAAAAAAAAATAAAAATGGATCTTATTCAATATCTACGATCAGGAGTTTTGAGAAAAAATATAAAAGAAAAAAACCGCCCGATGATAAAGGCGTGTCCCTCATGGATCAGCAGGAACGGGCTGACCTCAGATATAGAGTTGCCAGGGCTAAATGGCAGGAGCTGAATGTAAAACAATTACAGGGGGAATTAATTTCCAAGGAGGATATGTTCAGGGAATGGGCCAAACGGTTGAATACTCTGCACTCAGGGATCAGGCTGTGGGCAAGCCGTTTATCGCCAAGGGTCGAGGGGAAAACCCGGGATGAAATTATGCGAATTTTCGATGAGGAGATTTATTTACTGTTCAAAACATTTTCCGAAAAAGGGAGATATTGCCCTGAGGTCGATGGGGCGATAACTGTGGACGATGCTTGACAGATTAAAATCACCGGAGGCAATCGATTGGAACAAAATCGAGCTGCCGATGATTACGCCGGCGAGCCGGAAATCGATTTCGGAGTGGGCCGAGAAAAAGCGGGTGCTGTCGGATTCATCCGAGGAAAAGGGGCCGCTGAGGTTGATCAGGACACCCTACCTAAAACCGATTCTGAATTGTTTTCAGGATCCCTACGTTCATACGGTGGTTTTTGAGAAACCCGCCCAGATCGCAGGAACGGAATGCTTTATTACTATATTGGGATATTATTCGGATGAGGAGCCGTGTCCGATGATGTTCGTTTTAGCGGATGAATCGACATCGATATATATGGCCAGGGAGAGGGTCAAAAAAATGTTTCAAAATTCCCCGGAGCTTGAACACCATTACGAAACCGGGAAATTCTCAAAGGACGAAGTAATATTGCAGAACGGCGCCTATATTGCGATGGCGTGGGCAAGTTCGGTCGCCAAGTTAGCGTCAAGGCCCATGAAAATATTGATTCTGGATGAGGTCGATAAACCCGGATATTATTTGACCACAAAAGAGGCCAGCCCGATCTCCCTGGCGATCGAAAGAACGATCACATTCAACAATCCAAAAATCGCCATATTATCAACCCCCACGATCGAGACCGGGAACATCACAAAGGAATTGGAATCTTGCGAGGTGATATATGACTGGCACGTTCCCTGCCCCCGGTGCGGCGTGTTTCAGCCTTTGAGATTTTCGGGGGAATATTCGAGGGGGTTCAAGGATGGGATGTTCCGGTCGGCCAATGGTCAGATGTTGCCGCTCGGCCGGGTTGTCTGGGATGGGGGGAAAGAGGCCACCGATCGGCAGATCGCCAAGGCGGGATATGAATGCGGGGTTTGCAATTATGTCTGGGACACGGCTGAGAAAAATACGGCGGTCGAGGCCGGGAAAATGGTTTCGAGGTCGGCTCCGGTGGCGAAGCCCCAGAAAATAGGGTTCCATGTCAATCGATTATATTCCTTACTTGGAAAGTCGGGGGATCTTTCCAGGATCGTCCGGGATTTTATCGGGTGCCTGGGTGATCCGAAAAAATTGCAGGGGTTCGTGAATTCGACCCTTGCGGAGCCGTGGAAAATATTGATCATAAAAACATCAGAGGACGAGTTATTAAAAACCCGGGTCGATCTCGAACCCCAGGTGGTTCCGGCTGATACAGTGGCCATAACGGCTGGCATTGATCCCCAGAAAACTGGGTTCTGGTATGTGGTCAGGGCCTGGGCTAAGGATTATACCAGCTGGCTCATTCACTATGGATTTTTGCTATCGTGGGGGGATGTCGAGCAGTTGCTGTTTAATACCAGGTATCCGGTGATGGGGTCTGACCGGAAAATGCCGATCTGGCGGTGCGGGGTGGACACAGGCGGCGGTCAATTCGATGACGATCCATCGATGACCGAGGCGGCCTATTGGTGGATCAGGGCGAACGGTCAGGGGAGGGGGTGCCGGGTGTATGCGTGCAAGGGATCTGCCCGGCCATTGGCGGGGAAAATCGGGTTAGGGAAAAAACTGGACAAAACACCGTCAGGGGTTCCCCTGCCCGGCTCTCTGCAGTTAGTTTTGATCGATACAAGTGATATGAAAGACGTGATCCATTACCGGATCGGGAACGCATTGACCGGGGACCCACAGCCGGCTTATTTACATCGGGATACTGATCGGGATTATGCCCGCCAGATATTGGCAGAAGAAAAACAGGTTGATGAAAAGGGCATGCAGGTCTGGGTTCAAATAAGGCCCGACAATCATTTTTTTGATTGTGAGGTTCTGGCTCATTCAGCCGCAGATCCGGAATTCATGGGCGGTGGGGTCAACATAGTGGCCCGGGCCATCGACGATTATCATAAGGAAAAAAAACGGATGGTGGAAAGAAAAAAGATTCAGACTCCAAAAATGATGAAGCGGGTTTATAACCGCCCGGATTGGCTGGATCGCTAACTCAAAACACAGAAAGGGAGAATGACAATGGAAAAACCAATTTTAATCGGCGGATGCGGGTCGAGCGGATCAACTTTATTGCGAAAGATGTTGAACAGTCATCCAAAAATCGCGTGCGGGCATGAGATGTCGGTTTTCGACCGGCCGTTAATGTATTCGGAGAGCATTGATTACCTCTATACGTTGTATAGGGCCCAGGATTTCGATCCCCTGGACAAGTTCTGCATATTTCCTCTCAGGATCACGAACAGGTATGGAGATCAAAGCTATTGCGGATTGGCCCATGAGAATGCCATGAAAAATTATCATGAACCGGATCGGGTCAATCAGATGTTCGATAAGTCGGATACGATCGTGGATTTTTTGGATCGGTTTTTCTCGGAATGGGCCGAATCTCAGGGGAAATCCCGGTGGGCAGAAAAGACCCCGAATAATATTTTCTGCATGGATCAATGGCTTGCAGCGTTTCCTGATGGAATGGCGATCATTCCGATCAGGGATGGTCGGGATGTGGTTCTCAGCCTGAACATCAGGCGGAGTACCCCGATATATATGGGGGCCTATCGGTGGATCGCCGCGGCGAACAAATATGATGAGCTCAGGAATGGGGATTATGCCGGGAGAGTGATTCCGGTTTATTATGAGGAGCTCGTCACCCGGACAGAGGAAGTACTCGAGCAGATTTGCGTTCTATTGGGCGAACAGTTTTATCCGGGGATGCTCGATTTCTGGAAAAAAGAATCATCGAAAGAGGACGGCGGATTGAAATACGGCACAACTCCGGTGACCGATGAGCGGGTCGGGATGTGGAAAAAGCGGGATTATGACCAGACTATATTGCATCAGATCATGATTGCCATAAAACCACAAATGGAGCAGCTCGGATATGAAATCGACTGAATGTCGGATCGTTATCACGATAAAAGCGCTTGCGGCATGGCTGAATGTTTCCCCTCCCACGATTTCAATGTATATGGGAGAGGGGATGCCGGGGGATCTGATCGGGGGGCGGTGGCATTTTCATTTGGATCGGATTGACAAGTTTTTCTACGATCGGTGCAAGGCGAAGTATGTCGGAAAGGTCGACCCGATCGAATTAGAGAAAAAAAATTGACGTGTCAAGCTAAAAATAATACAAAACAGGATAAAAACAGACCCAAAACAGACCCAAAATAGCAAAAAAACAAAAAACCCCGTGATATGATATTGATAAATCAAAATTGCGGGGTTTTTTTATTGGCCATAAAAACGACGCTCGAACAATTAGAGGAAGTCCAGGCGGCGATCACCAAGATTCTGGTCGGCGGTCAAGATGTGATGAATCAAGATAAAAGGATTCTTTACGCTCAACTGTCGGCTCTTCAAAAGCGTGAGGAAGTTTTGCTCGCCCGGTATAATTCAGAGCAGAGCGGCGGGACTTCAACCAGAAATGCCGGACTGATAAGGAGATAAATGAGATGGCCGATCAGTCTCCAAATATCGTCCGGGCAATACAGGCCATCAACGAAAAGTTCCAATCTCCCTTTCCCGAGGCGGCGGCCCGTCCCCCCGAATTAGTCAAGCCCGATGGGTCGCCGCTACTCAGGCCAGACCCCAGTTCATATTCGAGAATAGCCAGCAAGCATACCGGATCCATGAAAAAATGGAATCCGGTTTCGATTAATGGTCAACTGCAGGACATGGAGCGGCAGACGATTGTCGACCGGTCCAGCGATTTGATCATGAATGATCCCAATGCGGCGGGGGTGGTCGAGTCTTTTGCCAACACGATTGTCGGGACCGGGTTAAACCCGCATCCGAATTTTGATCCTGCCATGGTCGGCATGACGGATGATCAGGGGAATGAGTTCAAGGATAAGTGCCGGGATGTGGTCAAGGTCTGGTCTCCGTTCGCTGATGCGGGTGGGCGGATGAGTTTCGGGGGTGCTCAATTTTTGGCCCAGAGGCAGATGGTTCAGCATGGGGAATTTTTATTTCTAGTGGTCATGGATTCGAAACCCGGCCGGCCATATTATTTATGCGTTCAATCGATAAACCCCAACCGTTTGAAAACCCCGATCGATCTCAGCAAACAAACCAATCTGCATGATGGGGTCGAAGTCGGCCCCAGGGGAGATGCGAGGGCCTACTGGATAAAAAAATCATCGGGTTCCAGCATCATGCGGATCTCGGACAGCTCAGAGAATTTTATCAGGATTCCCGCCCGGAAAGGTCACCGGGTAAAGGTTCTGCATGGTTTTCATGTAAATGATTCGGAGCAGTTCAGGGGGATTCCTTTATTCGGCCCGGGGATGAAGTTTTTCAGGGATTTATCCGATTACCTGGATGCTGAGCTGGTGGCGAATGTGATCACGGCGGCTTTTGCCCTGTTTATAGAAACCGGCCAGGTGAATCCGATAACCCAGGCCGAAAGGGTGGCCACCATCACCGAAACCGGGTACAAATCCGATGGCTCGGAATATGATCAGAGGTATGAGGAGATCGACCCCGGCACGGTCATGTACGGAAACGCCGGGGAAAAACCGTACATGATTTCAGCTGATCGGCCCGGTCGCACTTTTGACGTATTCATAAAACGGATTCTGATGTCGATCTCGAATTCGACCGGGGTTCCATACCCGGTGCTGTTTCATGACTTCGAGGGAATGAATTACGCATCATACCGGAGTGCGATGCTTGAGGCCTGGAGAGTGTTCAAGGCCCGGAGAAAATGGCTCGGGGAATCTTTTTGCCAACCTTTATACCGGATGCTCATCGAGGAGTCCTGGCTCAGGAATGAGCTCTCGGCTGAAAATTTTTACAGGGATATGTACCGGCTGACAAGCGCGGAATGGATCGGGCCGCCAAAGGGCCAGATTGAGCCGATAAAAGAGGTGCAGGCCGATGCCCTGGCGGTCGGCAATAATTTCAAGACCCTTGAGGAGGTTCTGCTTGAGAATGGGCGGGAGTTGCATACCACCCTAAAACAGGTGGAAAAGGAAAAAGATCTCCAAGAGGAAATGGGCATTCTGCCCCAGGGGGCCGATGAGGGTTCGGAGGCCGATGGGGAAGGGATGATTCCCGGGGAGCAAAAATAAAATGGATTTAACCGAATTCAGCAAGGGTGCGGCATGGTCGATTATGCCGGAAACCTTCGACCAGTTAATCCGGCACTACCAGGAGGTTAGGGTTAACTTGTCGGATGACGAGAAGACCGTGGCAATTAGCAATGCCAATGGCTCAGACGGCGAACCGTATCTGATTCAGGATGGAGTCGCCATCATTCCGGTTTCGGGTCCGTTGTTAAAAAGGCCGAGCCTATTCAGCAGGATTTTTGGCGGGTCGAGCTACCAGGAAATTGGGGGGATGATTCAAATGGCGGTCGCTGATTCCCGGGTGCGGGCGCTGATGCTGAACATCGATTCTCCGGGCGGGGTGGTGAATGGAACCGAGGGGCTTTCAGATCTGATTTTCAATCTGCGGAAACAAAAGCCGATCATAGCTTATTCGGATGGTAACATGACGAGCGCGGCCTATTGGATCGGGTCGGCGGCTGAAACGATTGTGGTAGGGCCAACTTCGACTCTGGGGTCAATCGGGGTTCTGATGATTCACTCGGATTATTCAGAAATGGATAAAAAAATAGGTTTGAAAACAACCTATATCACGGCTGGTAAATACAAGGCTCTCGGAAATGATTCGGAGCCTTTGACATTAGAGGCAAAGGAATATTTTCAGGATCGGCTGAATTACCTTTACTCGATTTTTGTGGATTCCGTTGCAAGGAACCGGGATGTCGAGACGGAGAAAGTTTTAGCCGATATGGCTGAGGGTAGACTTTTCATCGGACAACAGGCGGTTGATGTCGGGCTGGCCGACAGGGTCGGGACCATGGATTCATCGATCGATTTGGTTCGTACGATGATAGATGACAACCAATATTTAATAAAAGCTGAGGAAAATAAAATGGATATTGAAAATGCTGAACAGTTGGCAGAGGCTTTCCCGGCTCTGGTGCTTGAGATTCAGGACGGATCGAAAAAGTCGGCAGAGGAGCAGGGAAAATTGGCTTTAACCGAAGAACGGAACCGGATTGTCGATCTGGTCAAGATTCAATTCGGCGAGGAAAAGGGAGAGAGCTTTTCAAAGCTGGTACACTCTGACATCACCCCGGATATTTTTCGGGCAACCAAGGATCTGGTTGATGTAGAACCGAAAGCCAACGATGATCAGAAAGCCGAGATTTTGGAGCAGTTGAAAAATTCTGGCGCTGACGATGTCGGGGCCGGTGGGGATGGCGGAGGCCCGGAAAAAGACTACATGGCCGTTTGCAGGGAATATCAGGCCGAGCATAAGTGCTCATTACTGGTTGCCCAGAGGGAAGTCACCAAGATGAATCCCAAATTGCGCCAGGATTACATCAAAGCGGTCAATTCATAGGATTGGCCGCATAACAGGTATTTTGCCGAATGTTTTCTTAAAAAAAAATCAATTATAAGGAGCTAAGAAAATGAGTTTCATTGACAACGTTCCCACATTCAAAGCGGCGGGCACGCTTGCGGCTCGGCGATTGGTTAAAATTGCAACCACAGTCACCGACAGTATACCCGCCACGGTCAAATATGCCGGGGCTACCGGAATTCCCCATGGGGTTTCACAGTACGAAGCGGCCACCGGAGATTTGCTTGCAGTCAAAACCTTAAATTACCGGGTTCAGGAATTAGAGGTAACCATCAGCACGGCGATCGTGGTCGGAACGACCATTTACCCGATGGCGAATGGGATCGGAACCGATCATAAAACCACCAATGCGACAGCGGTCGCTGTTTCGCTTCAACAGGCGGGAGCGTCTGGGGATCATATTCAGGTGCTGATGCTCGGCAAGTTCTAAACCGATTTCTGGAAGTAAAGAAATTTAAAAAATCAATTCATCAAAAATCAAAAACCTAAGGAGTCAATAAAATGGGACGAGCAAAACAAGGTAGTGCGATCTGGCGACCGGATCTGGGTCAGGTCGTGCAGGAATTTGTCGAGGGTCCTCAGATGGGATATATCGGCCTCGAGGTCATGCCAGTATTTAGGACGGCTGTGCAGGCGGGTGTTTATCCGGTAATCCCGAAAGAGGCTTTATTGAAAATAAGTGCCACCGACCGGGCGCCCAGGGCCGGGTACCAGAGAGGCGATTGGACGTATGAGAGGGGAACATTCTCCACAACTGAGCAGGGTTGGGAAGAACCCCTGGACGATGTCGAAAAAGCCCTTTTCAACCAGGAGGCTCCCGGTGAGGCTGAAAGGGTTTCGACTCAGAGGGCGTGGAACAAAATCATGCGTGCCCAGGAAAAAAGGATCGCCGATGCGGTGTTCAACACCACGAATTTTTCGGCGAATTCAGTATCGTCCGAATGGAACAGTTATAGCACGGCCGATCCGGTCGGGGATGTCAAGGATGGCATCGTGGCATTTCAGGCTCAGTGCGGGATGCTGCCGGATGCGCTGATCATTTCATTCACGACCTTTCATGATCTGCCCAGGGTAAGCGCTATCCAGAACCTTTTGAAATATACCTATCCGGGGATCGATCTGGCGAACATGACCTCGGCGATTCTGGCCCAGCTGTTCGGGGTTCCGAGGGTTCTGGTTGCGGGATCGGTTTATGATTCGGCCGGAAAAGGCCAG